TCAATAAAATGGCAAATACAAGTTTAAAAATAGGAGGCAATAATTGGGCGGTAAAAGAGGACAATCTTTTAGGGTATAATGTAATCCAAAATAAATATGTACCTATCGAAATAGACACGGTAAGGGCAACAACTGCAACAAGAGTAAATGAGAATGGACTAATTGAGGTTGTTCCGAAGAATTTGTTGTTACAAAGTAATACGTTTAGTACTACTTGGTCAAATTCAAATAGTACCGAAACAAGCGGTCAAATTGGTTATGATGGCAGTTCTAATGCTTGGCTTTTAACTAAAACAGATTCAAGTGGTTTTATTCAACAAATTTTAGCACAAACAGGCATAGTTACTCAAAGTATTTATGTAAAAGCTAATGATTCTACTTGGTGTTATATTCTTAACGGAGTAGGTTTTACATATTTTAATTTATTTGACGGTGTAATTGGTAGTGGCACAGATATTAATTCAACAATAGAAAGTGCGGGTAACGGTTGGTATAAAATTTCAATTACTACAAATGGTTGTACTTATTTTAGAATTTATCCCGCAGAGGAAAATAGCAATTCAGCAACAAGTGGAAGTATTTTTATTCAAAATGCTCAAGTTGAACAAGGCTCAATAGCAACAAGTTACTTCCCTACAACCGATAGGTTAAACATTCCACGTATTGACTATTCGGGAGGTGGATGTCCGAGTATATTAGTTGAGCCGCAGAGGACTAATTTATATACATATAGTGAACAATTAAACCAATGGGGTAAAATTGGTACTTTTACTGTAACTGAAAATGATTCAATTTCTCCCGACGGAACACAAAATGCAGACAGAGTTCAATTTGCTTCAAGTGGTGATGTGCTTTTTCGTTCGGGTACGGGTTCAGTGGGTTCAAATACCATTTCGGTTTATGCAAAAGCTAAAAATGGAGTAAGTGCAAATTTTAGATTTTTTGCAAATGGTAATACTTTATTATCAAGTAACCAAGTTGCAACGGGAGAATGGCAAAGATTTACTTTTACCTATACATATTCAGCTGCTACTACGGGATTAGCTGCACCAACTACGGGAGCAAGTGACGTTTTGTTTTATGGATTTCAACACGAAGTTAGTTCATACGCTACATCATACATTCCAACAATAGCAAGTTCAGTAACAAGAAATGCAGATGTTATTTCTAAAACGGGGATAGCTGATTTGATAGGACAAACAGAGGGGACTTTGTATGCGGAGGTTGATTTAACAACACAGACTGAATCAGGTTTGTTTAGAAGAATAATGATGATTAGTAATGGAGATGAAGTAACCTCATCTTATTTAAGGGTTACTTCATCAAATATTATTCAATTTGTTAGTTTTAATGGAACTGTACAATGTCTAATAAATTCTTTGTCCTCTTTTAATGGAATTATAAAAGTTGCGGCAGCTTACAAAGAAAATGATTTTGTACTTTATATAAATGGAGTTTTACAAGGCAGCGATAATTTGGGAACTATTCCTGCATCAAGAAGTATTTTAAGAATTGGTAATTCTGATGCGTTAATAACTCAACATAATATTAATGATAGAATTAATTCAGCACAACTCTATAAAACAAGATTAACAAACGCAGAATTAGCACAACTAACAACTATATAAATTATGATAGGAATTTATAAAATAACATCCCCATCTGATAAGGTATATATTGGTCAATCTATTAGATTAGAAGAAAGAATAATTGAATATCAAAAACAAATAAATTGTAGCGGTCAGCCAAAATTATTTAATTCAATTTTAAAATATGGAATAGAAAATCATAAAATTGAAATAATAGAAGAATGTTCTATAGAAAACTTAAATAAAAGGGAAAGATATTGGCAAGATTATTATAATGTATTAATTGATGGATTAAATTGTTTGTTAACAAAAACAGATGTTTTACCAAGTGTAGTATCTAAAGAAACAAAGCAAAAAATAAGTAAAGCTAAAAAAGGTAAAAAACAAAGTAATGAGCACGTTCAAAAAAGAGTAGCTTCTAAAAATGGATATGTTCATTCAGAAGAAACAAAAAATAAAATACGTTTAAAACAAAATTCAATTTTATTAGATTTAAGTACAGGTATATTTTATGAAAGCATAATAATGGCAAGTAAAATTTACGATATAAATAAAAATACATTACAGGCTATGTTAGCAGGAAGATTTAATAACAGAACAAATTTAATATTCGCATAATGAAAATATCAAAACTAAATTACACAGACAAAGAAACAGCAATAGCTGACTTAATCGCAAAAGGGGTTTACATTGAAACAGAAGATGGACTTGTTTACGGACAAGGAATCCAAGCGGTTGTTGAAATAGGTAAGATCGTAAAAGTACAAGGTACTTATGACGAGAATGGAAACGTTATTACAGAACCAATCTATTATGATGGTTATGCTTATGATGTAATGTCAGAACAAGACATTGTTTTTGAAAGTGAAATATATCCTGTCGATTGCGCACATAGTTTCGCAGGGTATGCACAAAACGCAGATGGATATATACCAGAAGACGTTGTAGTAGAAAACACTATAACCACGTAATTAAATAATAAATAGCAGGTGGGAGGTAAGGTATCTCGCTGGTCTCATAAGCCAGTTTAAATCAGTTCGACTCTGATACGTTGTTACTAATAAACAATCAAATTAAATAAAATGGAAAAAGTAAACAAGATTACACCAGAACAACTAGAAAGAGTAAACACGGATCAAAAGAATCTATTAGCTATGTTAAAAAACATTGGTGTATTAGAATCACAGAAACACGCTATACTACATAAACTAGCTACATTAAACGAATCTATTGAAAACTTTAAATTAGAATTAGAGAATGAATATGGAGCAGTTAATATTAGTTTAGAAGACGGATCGTATACAGTAATTGAAAAAGAAACAAAAGAATAATGGATTCTGTTGTTAGAAAAATAAGTATAGGAGCAAACTATAAAGACGATGCCATGCATTATTCTGTGGGACAAGAAGTATATGGTGGACATAAGATCTCTCATATACTTTTAGACATTGTAGATAATTCTTATAATATTTACATAAAGAAAGAAAACGAGGTTATGCCATGGAAGAAGTTCAATTCTAATATGAGCATTGCAGTTGAATATGACTTAGAGTATTAGTATGACAAGCGTATTTAATTTTATAGTTAAACCGGTAGGATCTAGATACGATAACAAAATTGATGTAGAAGGTAAAGAGTTAATCTTAAACACTCGTATAGAAAGTTTTAAATCTGTAAATAACATAGCTGAAGTTGTAGCAATACCATTGGCTTATAAAACAGATATAAAAGTAGGAGATACAATAGTAATACATCATAACGTGTTTAGACGTTTTTACGACATTAAAGGTAAACAAAAAAATAGTAGGGCTTATTTCAAAGAAGATTTATATTTTTGTGATCCTGATCAAATATATTTATACAAACCCGATACTGAATGGTTGTCATTTGGTGATCGTTGTTTTGTAAAACCGTTAAAAAATAATAACCAATTTAAGCTTGATAAAGAACGAAAGCATATTGGAATATTAAAATACGGAAACGAAGCCTTAAACAAGCTTGAAATCAATCCTGGGGACTTAATAGGATATAAACCATACGGAGAGTTTGAGTTTATAATAGATAACCAGAGATTATATTGTATGAAATCTAATGATATTGTAATTAAATATGAATATAAAGGAGACGAAGAAGAGTATAATAGTCGCTGGACATAAAGCCGTTCTTGAATTAATTAAGGTGGCTGAGGAAGCTATACTTAATGATGAAGAAGATGATTTAAGCGCAGACAAATTAAAGAATGCTGCTGCTACTAAAAAATTAGCTATCTTCGATGCTTTTGAAATATTAGCCAGGATTCAAGAAGAAGAACGGATGATCGAAGAGTCTGAGAAAGCTGTTGAAGCAAAACCATTTAGAGGATTTGCAGAAGGGAGGTCCAAGTAATGTACGAACAAACTTTATACAAAGTAATTACAGATCACGTAAAACCAAACGTTGTTAAACAAAAGAACCGTTATAATAAATGGGAATACGGTTACAACAAAGAATACGATATGGTTGTAATAAGCCGTAGCGGTAAGATTGGTGAAATATACGAGATACAGGATTTAAAAATAGCTTTACCTTTAGCAGAAGATACATATAAAAGATCTGATAAAAAAGAAGAGCAATATTGGGAGCAGATACCTGTTAACAAAGAAATAGAAAAGATAAATAATGTATTTGATTGGAATAAATATCCGGATGCATTTAAAGAACACTGGTATGATTATATTGACCAAGAGTTCAAAAGAAGAGAAGAAGGAATGTGGTTTTACAATAATGGTAAACCAACCTATATAACAGGTACACACTATATGTACTTGCAATGGAGCAAGATAGACGTTGGAGCACCAGACTTTAGAGAATCAAATAGATTATTCTTTATATTTTGGGAAGCTTGTAAAGCAGATAGTAGATGTTACGGAATGACTTATTTAAAGAATAGACGTTCTGGATTTTCATTTATGTCATCCGCTGAATTAGTTAATCAAGCTACAATATCAAGTGACTCTCGTTTTGGTATACTATCAAAATCAGGAGCAGATGCTAAAAAGATGTTTACAGATAAGGTTGTACCTATATCAATAAACTATCCTTTCTTTTTCAAACCCATACAAGATGGTATGGATAGGCCTAAAACAGAATTAGCCTATAGAATCCCAGCGTCAAAACTTACTAGAAGAAAATTAGATAATAATGAGAAGCTAGAGGAGCTTGATGGATTAGATACTACAATTGACTGGAAGAACACAGGAGACAACTCTTATGATGGTGAAAAGTTAAAACTTTTAGTACATGATGAAAGTGGTAAATGGGAACGTCCAGATAATATATTAAATAACTGGCGAGTTACAAAAACTTGTTTACGATTAGGTAGTAGGATTATTGGTAAGTGCATGATGGGATCAACCTCAAACGCTTTAGACAAAGGAGGAGAAAACTTTAAGAAACTTTATTATAATTCTGATGTTACAAAAAGAAACCGCAACGGACAGACTAGTTCAGGACTATATAGTTTGTTCATACCTATGGAATGGTCCTACGAAGGATTCATTGATACTTATGGCTTACCTGTATTCGATACGCCAGAAAAACCTGTAAAAGGTGTAGACGGGAGTTGGATTGAATATGGTGTTATTGAGCACTGGCAAAATGAAGTTGATGGTTTAAAATCAGATTCAGATGCTTTAAATGAATACTACAGACAGTTTCCAAGAACAGAGCAACATGCTTTTAGAGATGAAACAAAACAATCTTTATTCAATCTTACAAAAATATATGAACAGATTGATTACAATGAAGATCTAAGAAATACAAATATATTAACTAAAGGAAGTTTTCAATGGGAGAACGGAATAGTTGATTCAAAAGTAATATTCTATCCAAATAAAGATGGCAGGTTCTTAATTAGTTGGGTTCCCCCTAAATACATGCAAAACCGTGTAATAATAAAGGATGGGATGAAATACCCAGGTAATGAGCACTGTGGTGCCTTTGGCTGTGATAGTTATGATATATCAGGAACAGTTGATAACCGCGGATCCAATGGAGCATTACACGGATTAACAAAGTTCTCAATGGAAGACATACCTGCTAATCATTTCTTTTTAGAATATATAGCTAGACCACAAACAGCAGAGATATTCTTCGAAGAAATACTAATGGCTTGCGTCTTTTATGGTATGCCTATATTAGCAGAGAATAACAAAGCTAGACTATTATATCATTTTAAAAGAAGAGGTTATAGAGGTTACTCTATGAATCGACCAGATAAAACGTGGAATAAGTTATCACCAGCTGAAAAAGAAATAGGCGGTATACCAAACTCAGGGCAAGATATTATACAAGCTCATGCTGCAGCAATTGAAACCTATATCGAAACTTATGTTGGAATTGTAGGCGATAATTTTGGGACTATGTATTTCCAGAAAACATTAAATGATTGGGCTAGATTTAATATCAATGATAGAACAAAGCATGATGCTTCTATTAGTTCAGGATTGGCAATAATGGCATGTAACAAACACATGTATACTCCAGTTCATGTTATTGAAAAAATAGCAGTAGCATTAAACTTTAAAAAATACGATAACAACGGCAATAGTTCAAAAATAATATAATAGATGATTTATACTAATAGTAATAGTTCTTTCCCAAGCCAGGTAGTGCCTGATTCAGAAAAACAAACAATTGAATATGGCTATGCGGTTGGTAGAGCTATAGAGAACGAATGGTTTAGAGGCGATAGAGTTGGGGGAGGAGCTGGTAATAGATTTGGATCTAACTGGCAAAACTTTCACAGACTAAGACTCTATGCTAGAGGAGAACAATCAGTGCAGAAATATAAAGATGAATTGTCTATAAACGGTGATTTGTCATATCTTAATTTAGACTGGAAACCAGTTCCAATATTACCTAAGTTTGTGGATATTGTTGTTAATGGTATATCAAGCAAACTATATAAGATAAAGGCATTTGCTCAGGACCCAGCCTCCACAAAAGCAAAGACTAAATATGCGGAAAACATAATTAGAGATATGATGGCTAAAGAATTGCTTGATGAGATACAAGCGAAACTAGGGGCTAACTTATATAATACAACAGATCCTAATTCATTGCCTCAATCAAAAGAGGAATTAGAAATGCGATTACAATTAGATTATAAACCATCAATTGAAATAGCAGAAGAAGAAGTTATAAATCAAATACTAGATAGAAACAAATACACATTAACTAATAAAAGAGTAAATTACGATTTAACAGTTATTGGTATTGGCGCTACAAAAACATCTTGGAACCCAGCAAACGGAGTTGTAATTGATTATGTAGACCCAGCTAACCTAGTTTATTCATACACAGAAGATCCTAACTTCGAAGACATATATTATGTTGGAGAAGTAAAATCAATTAGTTTAGAAGAACTTAAAAAGCAATTTCCTTATTTATCTGATAAAGATTTAAAAGAGATTGAAAAATATCCAGGGGATTCAAACTATGTTCGTAATTATTATGGTCAAGACACTAATGATAATACCGTACAAGTATTATACTTTGAATACAAAACATATTCAAACCAAGTATTTAAAATAAAGAAAACAGAAACTGGATTAGAGAAAGCATTAGAAAAAGACGATAGCTTTAATCCACCAGAGAATGATAACTTTAATAGAGTATCAAGAAGTATAGAGGTTTTATATTCAGGAGCAAAGATATTAGGATTTGAAAAAATGCTAGATTGGAAATTAGCTGAGAATATGACTAGACCATTTGCTGATACTACTAAAGTTGAAATGAATTATAATATTTGTGCACCAAGAATGTACAAAGGTAAAATTGAATCATTAGTTAGTAGAGCAACTACGTTTGCTGATATGATTCAGTTAACACATTTAAAGTTACAACAAGTATTATCTAGAATGGTTCCAGATGGAGTATTTGTAGATGTTGATGGATTAGCAGAAGTTGATCTAGGGAATGGAACAAATTACAATGCTGCTGAAGCGTTAAATATGTATTTCCAAACTGGTAGTATAGTTGGTAGATCTCAATCCCAAGATGGTGGAATGAATCCGGGCAAAGTGCCGATTCAAGAATTACAAACGTCTAATGGTAACGCTAAGATACAAGCGCTTATTGGAACATATCAATATTACTTACAAATGATCCGGGATGTAACTGGGTTGAATGAAGCAAGAGACGGTAGTTCACCAGATGTCGATGCTTTAGTAGGATTACAAAAAATGGCGGCAGCAAATTCAAATACCGCTACAAGACATATTAAGGATGCTAGTTTGTATTTAACATTGAAAACTTGCGAGAATGTATCTTTACGCGTTGCGGATTCATTAGACTTCCCGTTAACAAGACAATCATTAATAGAAAGTATATCTTTATTCAATGTTGAAACATTAAAAGAAATAGAAACTTTAAATCTACATGATTTTGGTATCTATTTAGAAATGGAACCTGAAGAAGAAGATAAAGCTAAGTTTGAACAAAACGTACAAGTAGCTTTACAAACAGGAAGCATCGACTTAGAAGATGTAATAGATTTAAGACAAATAACAAATATAGATTTAGCTAATCAATCTTTAAAGTTTAAACGTAAAAAGAAAGCTGAAAGAGATCAAGCAAATCAACAAGCGAATATACAAGCGCAAGCCCAAGCAAATGCTCAAGCATCAGAAGCAGCTGCATTAGCGGAGGTTCAAAAGCAACAAGCTTTGGCTCAAACAGAGATACAAGTATTACAATCTAAATCTCAGTTTGAAATACAAAGAATGCAACAAGAGTTATTAATTAAGAAACAATTAATGGCAGAACAATTTGGGT